CTTTCTTTAAAGACGGAAGGACTTCCCTGGCTTTGATACTCTCACTTATAAGAGCACCGATAACAGCCCCACCGAACTCCTCTATTAGGTCAAGCAAGTCGTCTAATATTACAGGAAAGATAGCCTTGCGGTAGCCATAGCTACCGAGTAGTCTATCTGCTCGACCTTTTTGTTCTTCAGAAATTTCAAATGAGAATCTCGGAATGTAGCCTTCTCCCATAGTTACCTCCACTTCATAGTTCAAATTTTCTAATTTTAATATCCGAGTTGTCAATCAAGAACTGTGTATGTTTGTCATAGACAGTTGTTTCATCTACAACCACTTCAACAACTCCTGCATTGATTAGCATACCAAGGCAGTTTTTACATGGAATGACACAGTTCATGTATAGAGTTGAATTAAGTACACCTACACCTAAACGTGCAGCATTTGATATAGTGTTTGCCTCGGCGTGTTGAGCAGGACAGAGTTCTAGATGGGTGCCAGATTCGTAACCGAGAACTTTACGTGGGCATTCTTCTTTATATCTATTGGGATATGGAAGATCTCCATTGAAAGATTGTATAGTTATTAGATCATTTAATACTTGATCTTTCATAACCCTACTATGTCCACAATGAGGTACTTTCCTTGGAGGACCATTATATCCAGTGCTTATAATACTATAATCTCTCACAAGGACAGCACCTATTTTACGAGATAGACATGGAGATTTAGAAGCAACTGATTCGCAGATGGTGTGGAAGTACTTGTCCCATTTTATATCTGGTTTAGGAAGGTATCTAAATACATCTAACTCCTCTCCACATTCAGAACAATGATTTAGATCTTTGGATACTTTAATTATTTTTCCTAAATACCTTTCAGATGGATCACAATTTTTACATGTCATGTCTATCTCCTTTGGGTTAGATTATTCTATCTTATCCTCTTCATGTAATTCCAATACCAAGGCATCGAGAAGAAATGTGTAGTTACGTAAGTCTGTTATCTTTTCCTGCCAGACTTTTGAAGGGAATACAAGAGGGTCCTTTGCCATATCAAGAATAGATATCACATGTTTCATCATCATTCCTGTTAAGGCCTCAGTAGGCTCTTGATCTTGGGCAGAACCTACACGATAAAACTGACTGAGTCTATCCATTCCATTGGAGTATTCTTTTTCCTTCTTTATCAACAGTCTTTTACTTCGATTGAAGGCGTCTTCGACTGTGGTTGTAAATACTTCATTCAACATATCTTATCCTCCATTTAAAGACCGTAAAATTTTAAAACGATCTTTGCCCCTCCGAGATCAATTCCCAGAGAGGCAAAGGTTAGTTGTTACTTACCAGCGATGTACTTGGAGACTGTATTTTGATCTCCGTACTCGTCACTCTTCTTGACACCGAGGATTATCCAACCTTCTTTGCCGATCAGATCATCCATCCAGTCAAAAGGCTTTGAAAGGTCAATGCCAAAGTCCTGGGCGAACAGCTTGAATTTTCTCAGTGCTCTGAGGTATGACTTCTCATCAAGTTTGTCACGATCCTTAAGGTCCCAGAAGAAGTCGTTGAACTCCATAGCAAGGGGCTGGTTTGGAATATCAAAGACTACCGAATACCACTGAGCATCATTCTTGTCGCTGATACCTTCACGGACATTGATGATTCGTGCTTTGACTTCAGTTCCACGAGGAAGGGTTATAGGTTCTGGTGCTTCGCTAATTTCCTTTTCTAAACTACTGTAATCAACTAAAGACATTTTGTCCTCCATTAAAGTTAGATTGTTTATTCCACTTGGTTTGCTTTTAAGTACATTCACCTCCTTTTGTTTATAGTTCGAGACGATCAAGGATGTCTTTTATCTTATCAGTTTGCCCATGCACTCTGTATCTGATCCCATAGACTGAATCTGCTATTGGGACTAAGTTTGGACGTGATTCATCCTCTGTCTTTTGTGGTTCTGGCTGTAAAAGAACCCCATTAAGACGGTCTTCCAATTCTCCAACAGTCTCCTCTAAAACAATTAGACAACTACATGTTTCCTCCAGTTCTTTTATAATCTGTGATGCTTCCTTTCCTAGGTCTATTTTTGCTTTATTCATCTTAAATCCTCCTTCCTACAATTTAGGTTTATCTTCCCAATTAAGTCCTACCTTCTTCAACAACGCTTTGATGTTTGGTTCTTCTGTTGCGTTTAGAAGACCAGTCAATTTCAACCTTGACCTGGCCATGTAAGTTCCAGAAGCATCCATTAACATCTTACGTTTAGTCCCACTGCTTCCCTCCTCTCCTATTATAACATATATCTCATCGAATAGTAGAGGTATAGTTATAACAGCCTGTCCAGTTGTGTAGAAACGATACTTGATTTCCTCTCGCGCTATTCCAGTCTTTGTGTCCAAAGAAATTAGTTTCTTAATCTCTCGTAGATGACCAGTCATAATGAAGTCACAAGGTATCCGCATTAGTTTCTTAATGTAATTAGTCATCTCAACTTTCTGCGGATTGTAGTCAGAGCGATGTTGAGGAACTTCACCAGCTCTACCCTTACCTCCCATAACATCGTTTATGATAGCATCACCAAAGGAAGTAGCGCTGTCAAGTACATACGTTCCGAAAGCGTTGAAGTATCCTATATGTAATCGCAGATCAATAGCCTTTTTCCATAGAGCAAAAGCCTTGGGACTGTAAGGATCTTCATCCTCCCACCGAGTGTCAGCGATTACTTGTCCGGTAGGATTGTCCTTAGTTCTTATTAAATCCCTTATAGACTTTGTACCTCCAGGATCAAAGCTATCAACATGTAAAGGCATACGACAGGTTCTTAACATGTAAGTCTTCCCTGCATTTGACTCACCAGTTATGAGAGCAGAGAATCGTTTCTGTAATGAGTCTCCGTTGTAGTAGTTTATCACATCCTCTATTGCATTCTTATAATCATAAGCCATTAGGTACTCCTATATTCTATGTTGTGCTTCAGAGTTTTTATTTATGTACTCAATATCAAAGATACACACATTTGGTATGTTTAGTTCTTCACTAGCACTAACTACTATAGCATGAAAGTTCTCAACTCCTATTTTACGTACACCTATATATGCTACAATAGCATCTAAGATTTCTTGCTTAGTTAGTTTTATAGCTTTGAACATAGTTACTCACCTCTATAGCCATTACAAATACCTCTCTTTTAGCACTTGACCAACCGCATCTGGAATGCTTTTAATAACTGTATCTTTCCAGGGCATTGGTTTATCATCTGCTATGTTAATTATTTGGTTAACTATTTCATTTAGTGGAACCTCATAACGAAGAGCCAGGGTTATTAACCTTCCAACAGCCTCAGCTTTTGCTATGATAGAACCACCAGACTTCCCGATAGTACAGAAGACTTCAAAAGGTTTATTGTTCTGTTCACTTATAGTTATGTAAAGTGTTCCATGTCCAGTAGGTACTTTAACTACTTTTGAATTGAGAGTTTCAGGACGTTCAAGTTTCATCTACTTCCTCCACCATGAAGTTTTCCACATAGGATTCTGTATAGCATCGAAACGCTCTTTACCTCTGTAGAATGAAAACAGTTCACTATAGCATCCTCTTTCTGAGTTATCTAACATCATGTATCCACCAGTCTTTAGTACTCTATCTGCTTTTTTGAAGCAGTTAACTCTATTCCTTCCATCTACAAGGACCAAGTCGAAGAACTCATCTGGGAATTTTTCAATCTCAACAGAGTAGCAATCTTCTATAAGATCAGTACCTGGCACAACATTTGTTTCATGAAGGATTAGTTCTACATTATCACACTTTGATAAGGCATATGATATTTTAGAGAACCAGTTCTTGTTATGTTCAATAGATACAATCTTCTTTACATTGTTTGCAAACCAGATGGTAGATAGTCCCATACCAAACTCCAGTACATAGGAGTCTTTGTTGAGGTATGATAGTAGAAAGTTATTTGCTCCATTAGCTAACCAAGGTCCTTGCATCTTTCCTCCTACATAGAAAAATCTAAATCTTTTTTAACTGTTGACTCCATTTCCAAAGGATTCCAAAACTCCTGGACAAACCCGAGTGGAGGTTCGTTACACTGCCTCAAAGGATTAGGCCAGGCTATACAGTAATCAAGATATGGACACCCTCTGAAATCCGTGCATCCTTTTGATCGCATAGGGAAGGCAGTCATAACTGGATCGTTAGGTGTACATTTACTAAGACGTTCGAACTCTCTTTCAATGTCGTCTATTAAGTTATGTACAGTCCACAACCAGACATTCATTTGATCAGGTGTTTTGTAAGCTGGGACACGTTTAAGGGTGGCATGGTAGCCTGCAGATCGTTGAGAAGAACCCCGCTTCAGAAAGGCAAAGCCAGTTCCACAGAACTCAACTCCAAGCACATCCGCTATTGGGAATAGACAGTATAGACAATGTGTGTAAGTTCCATTCTGTAAACTCAAAAAGAACTGGTCACTCCACGCTCTGCCATTTACATACTTCTCCGATGTAGTCTTGTGATCCCAAGAGAATATCATTCCATCTGCAACACGCCTCATGATTGAATCAAGACGGTAGCAAAGAGACCTATCATGGCCAATAGATACCTTGCCAGATATTTCAAGCATCTTCATGCCATCAAGGACAACAACTTCATTCTCAATCAAATCAAGGCTACGTTCCTCAGCAAACTTTGTCAGAGCGTTAAGCACTCCAGTTGGAGTCTTAGGTGAGTAGTACTCATCAGTTGAAGGATCAAACTCCTTACGATACTCTTCAATAAAAGCATTGTATGCACCTTGTATGTCTTCATAACCGTAACAGAGTTGATACTCTCTGGCCTTATGCCAGCTTGAACCAAAGTGTAAATCTTGTGCTGGTCTATCAGGTCTCCACCCTAAAAGATGTCGAAAGAAATAATAACGTAGACACCTTTCAGAGTCGGTTAGTTTAGATGAATCGTTGATAGACCAAGATGGCTGTTCTGTAATTGGAAACTCTAACTTAGGGAAAAACATCTTTACTTTCCTCCTTTAATCAAATGTTGATCGAGTAGTTCTTGGGTCATCTTGAGGATACGATCGCTTAATAATATTCCTCTATTCAAGTGTACTATTCCATCAGTTACGTTTATCTCAGATTCCTCTAAGACTACCTCAAGTGCTTCCTTCCTCCACTTCCTTAGCGTTCTTTCTGATATTGTCATATCTACCTCCTTCTATATCTTAACCTCAACCACTTACCATTACCTTTATCTACCTGTAACACATCACCTTTGATAATACGATACTTATACCCAGGTCCCATCTTTAACATGGCTCTTTGCATACCAATAGGGACAGCATATATACCTGGATTGGTATATGCCTTAGTTGTTAATAAAGGTACATCAAAGAGTCTACTTAGCATAAATACAAAAACACCAACAAGTATGGTTGCAGCTATACCAGACTTAATCAATAACCATATTCCTTTCGATGTACGACCCTTCCTTGAAAAGGAGTAAGTTAAGTCTTTCATAATATCATATTCCTTTCTATATAAGAACCTTCCTTAAATAGGAGGAGATTTAACTTTCCATGTTTATAAGCAAAGACCGCACAAGCGATGCAATTCATTACATTCAAGGAACAAGGGACAATGTAGTCATTTTCACTTGAGTCTTTCATAGTATCAGTAAAGGACCTATGCATATTATTAGTTGAATATCGGTTCATAGGTCCTTCGCTGAGAAAGACAGGTTCTCCGTAGTTAGACGCATCAGAGAAGTCGTGAGAGCTTTTGTTTACTATAAACACTTTAGTCGTCATCATCTGTTTCCTCAAAGTGGACTTCTTTCTCAGGTTGGGAATTAGGGAGATCATTCAACATATCGAGGACGGATTGAGGGGCGGTTGATTTAACTACATCCTTACCTCTTCTGTCTCGGAGGTCTAAATTTCCAAAGATGGATTGTGGTTTCAGATCGTCCAAATTTCGAACGAACTCGTTGTTATCAGTGTCGTCAGACTTTGGTATATCAATTGGAGTGAGGTCAAACTCAACAGGTTCATCAGGACATTCGTGGTATTCCACTATGTCAATGATCCTTCCCTGCTTTGGTAAGGCCTTTCTTATGATTGATAGTTTGGTGCCGCACTTGGCACAATATACAGTTTTCATTTAGTTCTCCTCCTTTAGTCTTGAATATCCATATCAGTAAAGCCTGGTTCTTCTCCGCCGTCTTCATTGGATTCCTGGCGTTTATAGGTTTTTTCATAATGATCTATAATACGCATAGCTGTAATCCAACAATCTTCGTCTCCTTCTTGAAAAGTGTCGATCCTACTCCACAAGTCAGAAAATCTTTTTTCTGCTTCTTGAAGCAACAGAATTCGTTCTTTTCTTAAAATATCCATTACTCGTGGAAACCTATCTGCTACCATGCGATAGTAATGTTGTATTTCTGCTAAATCATTTAACAATCTTGCCATCGGATCAATTCCATTTTTTTCCGTAAAAGTTTCTTCAAATGCCATCTTTCACCTCCTTATTCTTTTTACTCCTTACACCCTGAGTCAAAGTCAGGACCATCACCTATATCAGGTCCTGCTTCAATCAGAGTTTCTCTGATAATCACTTCACACTGTTCCCAAGTCTTTGCACTTGGGTTAACCTGGGTGACCACACACTCAATGTCCAGATCAACACCCAGAAGTGCAGCAACCTCGGCTGAGAACTTCTTCGGTACGAAACCAACCATAGTTTCACCAATCCAAATCTCTATAGCATTTGGATCGTACTTGTTTGTTGGATCAGGTTTGAGGGTTAAGGTTTGTCCTACTTCAACTTCCTTGATAACCTTGTGAAGGTCATGAAACTTCACACCAGCGATAAAGAATTTTCTTTCCATTTTAGTTCTCCTTTTGTTTTCTAAATGTTCCTAAGTTGTGTTCCTCTTTCACACCTATTTTTGTTCTTGACCTCCAGAGCCATTTTCCTTGTAAGTAGTCTTTGATATCACTCTGAACATCAAGTCTTCTCTTTTTATAGTCTTCAAAGGACTCGCCTTCTCTTCTTTTCATATCTTATTTTCCTATTATCTAACAGATGAAGATAAAATGTTTTCTGTCTGAATTACCTGCACATTGAACAGAGGCTAAATAGTCTTCTGAATCTCTATACTGCAGTCCCCAGTTACCAGTTGTTCCAGCTGGACTATTTACTCTTAACCACTCAAGAGTTTCTTCCTCTGATAGTCGTGAACATACCTGGATATTGAGTAGACTGGATTTTAATATCTCACAGTTTTCATCTTTTATTGGTTTATCTATTGACATATCTTATTTTCCTTTCGTCTTATCAACAATCTCTATACTATGATTGTTCGAGTCTGGGCTGAAGTAATAATCCATCTTTGTGTAATTGTACTTTGTTATAGGTGATAGTTGATGTAACAAATTCTTCTTTGCTCTCTCTATGTTTTTTGCTTTAGTGAATAAGATCTTTATCTCTCCTTGCCAGTTGAAGATACCTTTGTAGGTAGGCATAGTTTCTCCATCTTCCTTTTCTTCCTAAACACTCTTGTTATATTCCATTCCTTAAGTCCAAGCCTCTCAGCTATTATATTGTTTGAAAGATGTTCAACCTCCCTTAAGTAAATAACTCTTTCAGCTGTTTCTTTTGTTATATACTTTCCAGTAGTCATTAATCCACTACCTCCACATCAAATGTTCCTTTAGGTATGTTCTTGTTGGTTAAGTGTTGAAAGTGTACTATAGCAGTTTTTCCAGCTAAAGTATCCTTGATGTTCCACAACCTTGCTTTTTCATCTCCGTCAAGCCCAGCACTCACACCAAACTCATCTCCGTCTTGAGACGACAAGATCAAAGAACCTATTCGTCCTTTAGGTACACCGCTAATAGATACTTCTTCTTTCCACCCAACTATCTTATATTTATCAGTTCGTTTAGGCTTGAACTTCATCAAAAGAGTACTCCGTTTCTCTTCATAAGTATTATAAAGGTGACGAATTATGATACCTTCGTAGTGTCTATAAATAAGTGTATCATATACTTTCTTGATTTCATCAAGTGTTTCACATAACCAGTAGGGTACTACTCTGATATTTGGTGGTAGTATGTTGGCGGCTAATTTGTTCAAGGTGGACAGTCTTTCTATCTGACTCATCCCTGGATACTTTACATCAAAAATGTGAAAGTTCATCTCTCTGTGTCGAGGATGTAAGTTGACTGTCCTTGAAACTATGGAGTGGATGAGTTCATGACCACCTTCCAGGTAAAGATCATGATTGTAAAGCTCACCATCCCAAGGAGTGCTTGATAGGCCAGATTTGTCAAGTTGTTCATTTATATGAGGTACGCTGTAGAAGATGTTCTCTTCACTTGTTAGTAAAATAGAGCTGGTTTCTAAGGGTTCATTCCTACATCTGTCTCCATCATACTTTGGTTGTACGATGTAAGGAGGAGCCCACTTAGCCAATCGCTTTTCCTCGAAAGGAACGCACTTCATTATCCCCTTCCATCTTTGCCATTGGTTAGACATTACATCGCTCCTCTACAATCTTAAAAGCTGTCATGAAGTTAATTGCTATTTTTATATGGCTAATCCCTTCTAAACGCTTCTCTGCGTATAGACTGATAAATGTACTTATGAGCATTCTAAACAGTTCGTCTTTTGAAAAGGCTTCATGGATTGTATAGAGGATAATTTGTTCATCTTCTGTGAGAGGATCAGGCTCTTTTAGATCTGTATAAGAAGATATTTCCTCTTCGACTTTTTGAGCGAACTTTGCAGCTTTTCCTGTAAGTATCATTGCTTTTTCTCCTTCTTCTTTTCTTCTATCTTGTCGTTATACCACTTCACACCTTCTTCCCACGAGTCAGAGCCTTTACACTCTTCACCGAAGTGAAAGAAGTAGGTTTCACGTTTTAAGTATATCATTACTGTTATACAATCGTTAGTGGTTTTATCTATGACTTTCTTTAGGAGTGATCTTTGAGCTTGATACGCAGGTTTACGACTTGACATTAGCTTTTACTCCTTTCATTCAAGACCGTTTGATTTCAAAACGATCTAATAACTGGCCTGAGACATTACCCAGGCCAGTCCAAAACATTAGGTTAACATAAATTAGGCAGCTTTCACTTTGGCCGCTCGAGCCTTCAGCTCAAGGATCATCTCTGCCTGCTTCTCCGGTGAGGCAGCTGCGAACTCATTCAAGAACACCTGGCGAGCATCCACTTTAGCACCTATAGCTGCTACGCCCATTTTTGCTCCAGCAAGTCTGACCGCAATAGACTCAGGTGATTCACCCTTCCGCAATCCAGCCCGAATGTTACTCTGAAGAGTGACACGCCAGTTAGCGAAGGCGTTGGTAAGAATGGCTTCCTCGCCAAACATCTCCTTAGCTTCCACCAGTGTTTGGGCATAATCTACTGAGATAGATGCCGAAACTTCCGCAGTTCCCTTTTTCTCGTCTGCCGGTACTTTTGCTACCACTATTTCTTTTACCATAATCTAAACCTCCATTCTAAGTT